TAGATTAGATAACGAAAGTGATTATAATCTTTTGACTAAGGGCATATTCAAAATGCGTGGCATGAAGCGAATTAAAATAATAAATGGATTGGAAAATCCTAGAACATATCATTTCGAGAGGTAAAACAAATGGAAAGATACTTTGTAGATGTAAAACAAATCGGTCATTGGTATGAACGATATGAAGTTGAGGCAGAATCAGAGGAGGCTGCTAAAAAAAATTGGCACAATGGTGATATGACTGATGCGTATGAGCATTGTGTATTTGAATCTAAAGTTAAAGAGGTAGAAGAAGCATGAGTAAAATAAAAGACGAACTAATTGGTGCAGAAAATGCTGTTAGAGATGTTGCGTATAAAGCAATGATGCGTGTAGATAATGTTGAGGCTATTCGTATCTCTTTCCCTGCAGTAGACAAGCAATTAGGAAACCGTAAGCATAGGTTTGTACAAACTGTTAAACATTTACTAGAAGAAACCAAGCACCCCGAAGTTAATAATTCTTTTATCGAACAGGTTGCTTATACTTGGTTAGTAGATGAAGGCAGACGAGCAGAAGATATCGAAGAAAATTTAGAACTTGAAGAAGAAATAAGGAGAGATGGACTTTATGAGTAAAGAATATAAACAAGGTTGGAGATATGTTGTTTGGGTTGATGGCTGTGATGATTACTATACTACATACGAAAGAGCCAAAGAACATTATGAAGAATGGATTGAGCAAGGCTATGATTGTGTGCATTTAAAGGAGGTGTCTGATGAAGTATAATCTACTATCAGTAAATAGCAATCCAAAGATTCAAAAAAGTAATACTTTATCAGATGAGTTTTGGTCGTGCATATTACACTTACACCCTACTAATACTCGCATCTGTCCGTATCAAATCAAAGCAGGTTGTAAAGAAGCCTGTTTAAATACAGCAGGATTAGGTGGTGTATTCCCTAGTATTCAAACAGCTAGACAACGCAAGACTGATCTCTTTCTTAATAACCGGGAAGAGTTTATGTCGTTGTTGGTGTTGGATATTATAAAGTTTATCGGTGCTTGTGAGCGTAAAGGTAAGAAGCCTGCAATCAGACTCAATGGTACATCAGATATTCCATACGAAAATATTATTGTTGAAGGCGGACAAACTATCTTCGAGATGTTTCCGCAAGTACAGTTCTATGATTACACCAAGATACCTACAAGAAAAACAAACTACATATATAACTACCATCTAACATGGTCTTACAGTGAAGCTGATTCTAAATATGCAGCACTGTTTGATAAGGTTAAACACAATATAGCAGTAGTCTTTAATGGTAAACTGCCGAAAACTTTTCGTGGTCGTAGAGTTATTGATGGTGATACACATGACATGCGCTTTAAAGATCCACGCAATGTAGTTGTCGGACTTAAAGCAAAAGCCGAAGCCAAGACAGAAGACAATGGCTTTGTAATCTATACATAATAAGAGGAAAGATTATGATTAAACATTTAATACAATACTCATTTCATTACTCATCAGTTATATTATTATTGATGGTTTTATTTATGGGAGTAAACCAATGAACATATTTTATTTTTATGACTGTCCGATAGCTTCAGCTAAAGCACAGCCTGACAAGATGTTAGTTAAGATGCCGTTAGAAACAGCACAGATGTTATGCACAGCACACCGAGAGTTAGACGGTGATGAGTATGCAGATAAGGTAGGTCTATACAAAAAAGCTTACTGGAATCATCCTTGTACTGTATGGGCAAGAGCAGGTGTTATCAACTATGTATGGTTGTATAAACATTTCTTAGCATTAGGAGAAGAATATAAATATAGATATGGTAGAGAACATGGTAGTATTACTAAACTAAAAAATGCTTTAGAGCCACACCCTGATAACATAGATCCTAATCCAAAAATGACACCAGTAGCGCAAGCTATGCCTGACAAATACAAAAGATTATATGATCCTATTCAAGCCTATCGTGATTACTGCATCAACGAGAAACACTATGCTAAGTGGGAACGAGGTAGAGATAAGCCTGCATGGTGGGTAAAATAAATTTGCAATCAGGGTAAAAGTATGCTATACTCTGGAGACTTTAACGACTTGGACTTGTACTTATGAATGAATATATTTTAAAGGTAAAAGATTATGAAGGGGAAGTCTTAGAACTTAAGACTTTTGCTAATAATATTATGGAAGTAATAGATAACATGGTAGCTTTAAATACTATTGAGGCTATTGAAACTGTAACTCGTGTAAGTGATAAGTATCTATGGAATATAGATAGATCATTAACACCATTAAAAGAAATAAAAAAAGAAATGGATAATGCAGGATTAACTATTACTTTTTTTGAGGGAGATGAAAATGAAACTAATAACAATCATTGAAAATTTATTTGAAGTTTGTTGTCAGTTTATATATTGGATAGGTCAAACAACAGGGATGGGATATGAACTTACAAACTTATTAATCTTCGTTGTTATACATCCACTTATTACATTAACTTTTTTTATTCTTTGGAGAAAAGCAAAGAATCAACAACAAAAATTTAAAGAACTAGCACAGCATCACTATGCAAATAGAACAAGAAAAAGCTAATTCTTTATTGACAGGGGGCATCAGATGTGTTATACTTACAGGACAATTTTGCGCAGTAAAGCGAAAAGAGCCATTAAGTATACACGATGCCCTCAATCTCCATCCCTCTAGTGTGTGCTTAACTTAGTATCATACTAGGATGATGGGGTTCATTGGCTCACTACCTCTGCTCTTATTGAGCGAGATTGTGATTAATAATAACCTAATGCTATGGAGGTAAATTAAACATGGCAATTGTAGAAGGAACTGCTTATTGGGCAAGCATTAAAACACCCAACACTAAATTTGAACCTGTGTATTCAGTCAACCTCGTTGTTGATGATGATACGGCAAATGATTTTGCCAGTCGTGGACACAAGCTCAAACAAATGGATGAAGGTCAAGCTATCATAATCAAAAGGAAAGTAAATGGTCCTAATGGAATGGTCAGACCTGCACCAAGACTATTGAACAGTGACAAACAAGAGGTAAATTACTCAGTAGGTAATGGCTCTAAAGTCAAAGTTCAATACTCTGAATATGAAGGAGAGAACAAGTATGGACCTTATAAAGGTTTAGATTTTCAAGCCATTCAAGTTCTTGATCTCGTTGAATACCGATCAGAAGATGGTGCTGAACTTCTTGATGGAGAGGAATTCTAATGTCAGAAAATACTCCACAAACTGACGACAGAACATCAATAATTATTGATGGTGTTAAAGTCTTAGCAGAAGATCTTTCTGAAATGGGTAAGGTTTATCTTGCTAGAATGCAACGCATTAATCAGAAAAAAGTAATTGCTATTGTAGACATTGAAGAAATGGATGCTGCTCTAAGACACTTTGAAACATTACTGATTAATGATTATCAAGGCAGTTTAGAAATCGAAGAAGAAGAAGAAGAGCCAATAGACATGCCATATATGTCTGAAGGTACAACAGAATCAGAAGAAAGTACAGCAACACAAACTGATTCTTAAACTAAGGGGGAGGTGAGAGTTTTCTCGGATCGCTTGCCTCCCTTTTTCATATGAGGGATGCTTATGAATTTAGAAAAGAGTAACTGGTCAGAGTATAAATTACCCTGTCCTAAGTGCGGAGGATCTGATCCTGTCGCAATGAATGAGAATGGTTCTGCTAAATGTTTTAGCTGTGGAACTTTCTTTAAAGATTATAAAAATCCAAACGGTGTTACACAAATTACAGACCACAAACCAAAAGAAACTACATTTTTAAATTCCTATACAGGAGTTTATGCAGAGCTTACTGATCGTGGTATCAGTGAAAAGACTGCTAAGAAATATGGTGTTCGTATTGTATATGATAATGATGGAAAGATTGCAAAACATATCTATCCTTTTTATAATGGCAATGAAATTGTAGGTGCAAAGACTAGGCTTGTTGAAGACAAAGACTTTAGATTCAAAGGCACTTATGAAAGCACAGGGTTGTTTGGTGAGCAGTTGTTTAGAAATACTGGCGGTAAGTATCTTACTATAACCGAAGGTGAGTGTGATGCAATGGCTGTACATGAAATGATGGACAGTAAGTGGGCATGTGTTTCAATTAAAAGAGGCGCACAAGCTGCTGTAAAAGACATACGAGATAGCATTGAGTTTGTTGAATCATTTGAAACAATTGTGCTTTGCTTTGACAATGATAAGCAAGGTAGAAAAGCAGCAAGAGATGTAGCAAACATTATTAAACCGGGCAAGGTTAAAATATTAACATTACCCACAGGTTATAAAGATGCTAACGCTATGCTGCAACAGAATAAGTATAGTGAATTTACTAAATCGTGGTGGGAAGCTAAGAAGTTTACTCCCTCAGGGATACTAGAGCTTTCGTCTGAGAAAGACAAGTGGATTCACCGCGAAGTTAAAGACAGTCTTGCCTATCCTTGGGAAGGCTTAAATAAAAAGCTATATGGAATGCGTAAGTCTGAGTTGGTTACAATCTCAGGTGGTACAGGTCTTGGTAAGAGTTCTTTTACTAGAGAACTAAGCCACTATCTTATAAAAAATACTGAAGATAATGTAGGTATCATAGCTCTTGAAGAAAACTGGTTAAAAACTGCTGATGGTATTGTATCTATCGAAGCAAATGATCGCTTATATCTTTCCGAAAAACGAGAGAAATATACTGATGAAGAATTAAGCGCACTCTTTGATAGAGTAATACAGGAAGGTAGGGTTTATATTCACTCGCATCTTGGTGTCACAAACATAGATGATATATTTTCTAAGTTAAGATACATGATTGTTGGATGTCAATGTGAGTGGGTAATAATAGATCACTTACATATGCTTGTTAACTGTCTTACAGAATCAGATGAGCGTAGAGGTATTGACCAGCTAATGAATAGGCTTCGTTCTCTTGTAGAAGAAACAGGAGTTGGTATGTTCTTAGTTGCTCACCTTCGTAGAGCCTCCGGTGATAGAGGACACGAACAAGGAGTGACTGTTTCATTATCACACCTTAAAGGATCACAAGGCATAAGCCAACTATCCGATAGTGTCATAGCCTTAGAAAGAAACCAACAAGCAGAAGATCCTGAAGAGGCAAACACAACAAGGATTCGTGTACTTAAATCTAGATACACTGGAGATACAGGAATGGCTTGTCATTTAAAATATAACTTGGATACAGGTCGTATGCATGAAGTCACAGGCGAAGAAACGTTTGACGACATAACTTTTTAAGAGGTAAGTATGAACATAGTATTTGATATAGAAACAAATGGTTTGAATCCCGACAAGGTTCATTGCATAGTTGCTAAACCTTTCGGAGGAGAGCTTAAATGTTTTAGACCTGATAAGATAAAAGAAGGCATTGAGTATTTAAAACAAGCCGATGTTTTAATTGGACACAACATACTTGGCTTTGATATTCCTGTCTTAAATAAACTATACAATATAGATTTATTTAAAGATGTAATCGTTGTTGATACTTTAGTTATGTCTCGACTTTTTGAACCCACAAGAGAAGGTGGTCACAGTTTAAAAAATTGGGGAGGAATTCTTAAGTGTGCCAAAGGTGAAGAACCTGAAGATTGGGAAGTTTATACAGAAGAAATGCTAGAGTATTGTAAGCAAGATGTTATTCTAAATGAAAAGATATATCATTACTTAGAATCAGAAGCTCTTGGTTTCTCTGAAGAAGCTATTGTTTTAGAGCATGAAGTGTTTAAAATTATAAAGCAACAAGAAGATGATGGTTTCTTTTTTGATGAAAGAAAAGCATCTATGTTGGTTGCTAAGTTAAGAGAACGAATGACGATAGTACAAAGAGAAGTACGCTCTACATTTAAACCTAAGTGGGTGGATGTAAAATTAGTAACACCTAAATTTAAAAAGGATGGAGAGTTATCCAAGTCAGGATTAACAACTGGTAAAGGCTCAGAGTATGAAAGACTTTTAGAATCTAAAAATTACAAACCTTTCATGCGACAGAAACTACAAGAGTTTAATCTTGGATCGCGTAAACAAATAGGTGAATACTTAAAAGACTTTGGCTGGAAACCTAATAGTTTTACACCTACAGGACAACCCATTGTAAATGAATCATCGTTGTCTAAAGTAAAACATATACCAGAAGCCAAGCTAATTGCAGAGTTTTTATTACTGCAGAAAAGAATAGCACAGATAGATTCTTGGATTAAAGCTGTTGAAAAAGACAATAGAATACATGGTTTTGTTATCAGTAATGGCACGATCACAGGAAGAATGGCACATCGTAGTCCTAACACAGGACAAGTTCCTAATACTAGAAGTGAGTATGGTGCTGAGTGTAGAGAATGCTGGACTGTTCCTGAAGGATATAAGTTAGTAGGTATTGATGCTTCAGGATTAGAACTTAGAATGTTAGCACACTATATGAATGATAAAGAATATACAGATGAAATTTTAAATGGTGATGTCCACACTCGTAATCAAAAGATAGCAGGATTAAAATCAAGAGACAATGCCAAGTCATTTATATATGCTCTTATGTATGGTGCTGGTGATGCTAAACTAGGAGAAGTTGTAGGTAGTAATCAAGCAAACGGAAAGAAACTTAGACAACAATTCCTTGACAACTTGCCTGCCTTTAAAACTCTTAAGTATAAAGTTGAAAAAGCTGCACGAAGAACTTACCTCAAAGGATTAGATGGTAGAAGAATACATATAAGAAATGTACATGCTGCTTTAAACACACTACTACAAGGTGGTGGTGCAATAGTTATGAAGAAAGCACTTGTTATATTAGACAACAAAGCAAAACAATCTAGCATAGATTATAAGTTTGTTGCTAACATTCATGATGAATGGCAGGTGGAAGTTAAACAAGATCAAGCAGAACTTTTTGGAAAGCTTGGTGTCGAAGCCTTGATAGAAGCAGGTCAGCATTTTAATATGCGCTGTCCTCTTGATGGTGAATATAAAATAGGAGACAACTGGAGTGAAACACATTGATTTAGAAAAGGAATGTAATACTTGTTCTAAGCCTTTAATATTAAATTATAACTATAAAGACTATAGATATAGACAAAAAGATTATACTTGTGAGGACTGCTATTCAGAATTAAAAAAGAAAGAACATAAAGAAAACATGTATGTTAATGGAAAATATGTTCCAAGATCCCATGCTTTATATAAGCCGGGAAAGTATAAATCTTTTGAAGATGCTGCTTTTTCTTCTTTTGAAAAGTACGAGTCTTCTACAGAGGGAGAAGTTTATATCTTGACAAACCCTGCATGGAAGGGATGGTTTAAAGTTGGCATGGCTGTTGACTCAGACGACAGGTGTAGAGGATATCAAACATCCAGTCCATTTAGAGATTATAAAGTAGAGTATCGAAAAGAATTTAAAGACAGAAGAAGCGCAGAAAGTACAGCACATAGAAGATTAAAGAGAATATGTAAGAAACATGAAGGCGAATGGTTTAACATAAATATTAATAAAGTCATAGAGGTAATAGAAAGCATATGAATACAAAAGAAGAAACACTTGACAGTTCTCAAAGTCAACCCCATAATAAATTTACTTCTGAGTCTGGACATTGGTACACTAAAGATGGTGAGCCAATGTACACTATCATAGGTGCTAATGGAAAAGAAAGAAAGACAAACCTAAGAGATGCAAGACAGCTTAGTTTAGTTCCTTCAGTCACGACTGTAATGAACATGATTGCTAAACCTTCTCTAGAAAACTGGAAGATGAATCAAGTTTTAAATTCTGCTTTGACATTGGAAAGACATAAGGGAGAATCTTTACAGTCTTTTAGTTATAGGTGTCGACAAGACTCACAGAAGGTTGGTAAAGAAGCTGCTGAAAGAGGTACTAAAATCCACGCAATGATTGAGAAAGGATTCCTTGGGACCTCTACTAACAAACCATACAAAGAAGTTAAGAAATATTTAGACGAACATTACCCCGATGAAGAATGGATAGCGGAGGATTCTTTCTGTGCTACACAAGGCTATGGTGGTATGATAGATCTATATTCTAAATCAGGAATCTTTGTAGACTTCAAGACCAAGGATAACCTTGAAGGTAAAGATCCTAAACGCTTGGTCTATGATAGTCATGGTATGCAACTATCTGCCTATGCTCAAGGCTGTGGGTTCGATGATCCTGAAAGAGTTTC